TCTCTCCTTCAGGGATGGTTGCTTCGATGGGGGGTTCGGAGAGTATGTAACCCTCCATTTCGTAGGATTCCACCTTGCCCGTATCCTTGCGGGTGACGGTCACGGTGAAGGTTACATCTGCCGGTGGACCTTTTACATCACTCACTTGAAACGCTCACTTTCTTTCCGGTTGAGGTGGTTGCAGTCTTGGGTGCTTTCATGGCGGCAATCTTCTCTTCGTGCATTTGGCGCGTCATGTTCATCTTTTCCTGATGCATGGCGGTTGCTGCCTCCAAGTCCTGAGTGCGTTGCTGTTCCTGTATCTCCATGTCGGCTATCTGGCCGCGCATCTTGATCTGCATTTCCAGCCGCATCTGTTCCAGTTTCATCTCACCCATCTGACGTTCGTAATCGATCTTCATCTGGGCAGTTTCACGATCATAGGCCAGTTTCTGCTGGTCAGCCATTGTCTCGGATGCCTGCTTCCGTTGCTCCATGTCCATGTCGAAGGCGGCTTGACGCTGTGCCATCTCCATTTCCATCTGCATCTTCTGCTGTTCCATCTGCATCTTCTGCTGTTCCATCTGCATCTGCATCTGCATCTTCTGCTGCTCAGGGTTCGGCTGGTTCTGTGCAGCCTGCTTCTGCTCCTGAATACTCTTCATGATGTCGCTCAGGGTGCGATCAATCACGCCCTCCAGCTCCTGTGCACCCTTGAAGCCGGCGATGGAGAACTTCAGCGACTCGAACAGGATTGGGGCTGACTCGGGGACAGCCTTCATGGTGGTGGCCGCCGACTGGAGCAGGGTGGCAACCGCGTTCATGAACTCAATCTTCTCCTGCTTCTGCTGCGCGTAGTCGGTCATGGCGAGGCTGTCAGCCTGCACATTCACCCGCCACTCGAACGCTTCGTGGTCACCCTTCAGCAACTCAACAGCTGACTGAATCACCTGTGGGTCTTGGGCATCCTGATAGAACTCCATGTTCGCCAGTTTGAGAATCTGCTGGGGAACGAAGTGCCGACAGATAATCTCGCCCTTCAACCGCAGAATCTCTTCGGCGAACCGGGCTACCTCGTCCTGCATCTTCTGGATGCGAACACTGGCAAACTGCGCCTTCAGGTTCTGAGCACCCAGTGTTTCGCTGGCCTTGGTGTTGCCACGGACGATATCGCTGATACCAGTCAGTTCGTAGATTTGACCCTTGATGTCGTCGCGGGCCTGACGCAATCGTTCCAGCGCGGCAATGACCTCGCCCAGCGGGAGCCAATCGACGCTGCCCTTGACGCCACCCTTCTCGGCGAAAATCGCCCAGTTGTCCACAGGAATGAGTGAGTTCTCGCTGCCCTGCTGGAGCATCCGCTGGACACCCGAGGCGCTGGCATCATAGACACCAACCACCTTGCAGGCTTGCACCAATAGACTGATACGGTTATTCACAAGGTCCAGTTCGTTGTACTGGTCTTGGCATATCACGAAGTCGTTGACCGCGATGCAGTTGGACGTGGTGGTCAGGGCGAACAGCGGCTTCGGGCAGGGATCGAAATCCTCCAGCTTCAGCGGGTCATCCACCTCGTCCAGCAGCTTCGGCCATGCCTTGGATAGCCACAGCACGCGGCGTTCCTGACGGTCCCAAATCTCGTAGATCATGGCCTTCTGGAGCACGTCGTTCTGCGGCTGGTTGCTGTTGGTGTCCTTGCCTCGAGGGTTGTAGTCCATCGGGATTTGCTTGCCCGGGTCTTCACCGAAGCGCTTGACCAGTGCATCCTGGTCCATATACACCCGACGAGCGATCCAGCGGCGCTCGCGCCACGTGCGGCAGGGCGAGTACAGGAAGTCTTCCCAGAACACGTGGTCGATCATCACCTCCTGACGGCTGACCTCCTCGTAGGTGGCTTCCGGCTGCAGTTCCTCGCCCGTGACGGGGTCGATCTGCGCTTCGAGGGTCTTCTCCTCGGTGTCGGTCTCCAGACGCAGCCACGCGCAGCCCATGCCCGGTACGAGGCGATCCTCGATGGCATCCCGCATGACCTGACCGAAGTTGCACTCCGGTTCGTCAATGTCCTGCATGATGGCATTCTGGAGCATCATACTGGCGACACGGGCAGGGTCATCGTTCGCTTGTCCAAAGCGCCGAGCAACCGTCACCTTGGGCAACTTGGCGTAGAGGCTGGACTTCATGATCTCGACGTTGGTCGTGAAGATGTTGAACTTCCGTTCGCTGCCGTCCACGGAGTCCCGCTCGTCCTTGTAGCGCCGAACGGTGTTACGACCACGGGTCTGGAAGTTGGCGAACTCCTTCTCCGCCATCGTTATTTCGTCCTTCCATCGCCTGTACCTGCTGTCGGGTGTCTTGTCGGTTTCCTCGACGGATTTGATTTTGCTGGCTACGGTATAGGCGTCGTGGCTCATTTCACATCCTTGTTGATTGTTGGGGCATATCATCCCACAGATCATTCAAACTGTAGCCCTGTTTGACCGGAGGTGCAACGGTGGCGCGTGCGGGTGCGATGGCGCTCATCCGACGTCCAAGTAGCCCGAGGGCGTCGATGCCGTCGTCCACGCCGCTGCCGACACCGTTCGGGAACATCAGCAGTTCCTCGGTCAGCCAGCGGGCAAATGGTGCATCGGCAGGGTAGTAGATTTTCCGGCGCTTGAACTGACCACAGAGCGGTGCCGCGCGCGTCTCCTTGTCTTGACCACGCATGGGTAGCATCTTCCACGGGACATGCACCCGCAACTGCTGCGCCTTGGTGCTGACCAGGTGGATCATCACCTTCGCCATGTTGTCGTCGTCAATCAGCCACTCGCGGGGGGCGTAGGTTTCGCAGTAGGAAACGATACGGGTGGCGGTCCGCTCAGGGTCAACACGTTTGCGGTCAGCTTCAAGAATGTCCCAGTTTCCGTCTGGGTCAATTGCCACAATGAAGTGTACCGTGTAGTCCCCTGTATTGACCGACAGAGCCAAGTCTGTAAGACCATAGATCGGTGTCTCCCCAGAGATGACCGGCGACGGTCTGTGACGGATGTCATCGACGGTGATCCAACTCCCGGTGTCGGATGGCGGCTCCTGCTGGTACATCGTCTTCCACGTGAACTCGTCCTTCGAGAGGTCGACGACCATCTCAGGCGTGTACCACTCCGGCCACAGGCGCTCACCCGGTGCGCGACCCAGCGGGTCATTCTCGCCGGCCAGCATCGGCAGCACGATCGTTCGCAGGCGACGTGTGGGGTTCTTGGCGAACTCCTTCATCATGTACCCGGCCATGTCGTAGGCAGCCGTGCGCTGGCAGATGGTGATGATCTTGGCCGACGGCTTCAGGCGGCTCTTAAGGTCGAACTTGAACCAGTTGTGAATCTTCTCCAACTGCGTCGCGCTCTGCGCCTGCTCCCAGCCCGCCACAGGGTCATCGAGGATCGCCAGGTCTGCCCGGAAGCCGAGGATGCTCATGCCGACGCCGGCGGCGAGGAACTCACCGTTCTTGCTGGTTGACCACTTGCTGACCGCCGTACTGTCCCGGGAGAGCGTGCTGTGCTCGAATACCCGAGTGTGCTCCGGCGACGCCACCGTATCTCGCACCCGTCGGCTCCACTTCTCGGCCAGCGTCGCAGTGTGCGATGCGAGGATGACGTTGTTGTCCGGGAAGTGCCCGAGGAACCACGCCGGCAGACAGTGTGATGCGTAGGTGCTCTTCGCTCCCCCAGGTGGGATGCAGATCACGCAGTCGTCCCACTCGTCGTTCAGTATCCCCCGCTCCAGTTCGTCGCAGATGTACCGATGGTGCAACGCGGGGGTGACGCCCACCACCCGTCGTGCGTAGTCGGCCAGGTGCTGCTCAGCGTCCGCCCGTCGCGCTATCTCCTCGACGAGCATCTGCTCCAGTGCGGTGAGTGGGGCGGTCATTCCAGACTTCTTGCGTAGATGACTTCCTCTGCGTTGCGGCGAGCAGCGAAATATCTCTCAAGGGGAGGACAGGGTTCATCAGGGGCGTGCCGATCCGCTTTACTGTGGTGGAAGTCATTGCATCCAAGTATGCTCGGACAGGCACGGTACAGCGCAACCAGTGTGTCGATGAGGGTGCTATCCATCACGCCGCCTCCTGCTCGTCCAGTGGGTTGTCGCCGATGGGTGAAGGCTCAACGTCGATCGTATCGTCCCGCTCCGCGTTCCGTGCGAACACCCGGGCAGCCATAGCCTTCAACTCGGGGAGCGAGAGCTTCGCCAGGTCGTCCGCGCTGATGTTCGCACTGAGCGAGGTCTGGTCAATCTGGATGCGCTTCGAGTCCCCGTAACGCTGTGGCGACCACTTCTCCATCAGGTACGTCCTGCTCTTCATCCTGAGCGCACTGCGCTGCACGTCCTCCATCAGGGGTGAGCCGTCCAGGTCCAGCGCATCGGCTATCGCAGTCAGTTCATGCGCCATCGCTTCAGCAGCGATGGCGCACGCCTCCTCGTACCGTTGCTTACGGGTTGCATCCCGATTGATCCAGAACAGGAACCTCCCCAGTTGTATCCCACGGGGATCGTTCCTGATGATGGTCTGGAGTGGCGTACCCCCCATGATGCGCTCCAGGCTCGACTCGAAGAGGTTGGTGTAGGTTTGGTGCTTCAGCAGGTGCGTCTGACGCGGTACGGGGTCGTCAGGACAGGGCTGTTGCGGATCACGCATCCAGTGGGGGAGGGGATCAGGCACGTCCAGTTGTGTGACAGACGCGCCGGGAATGGCCAGTTTGGTTTCCATTGGGTGACTTATACCGTAGGGCGATGATTGTTGCAAGCTTAAAGAATCTTTGATTGTACAATTCAGAAAATTTTATGAGATTTTCTGGTAGCAGGGTAGGCAAACTTCGACTGGGTGGCACCGCGATGACCCGGGGGTACCTCGGATTCTCCAGCAGCACATAACCAAACCCTTATATTCTAGCATCATACACACGCACACAGCGCAAGCAATGACATCATCATGTGCTCACTTCTACATATCCAGGTTGGTAAATCCTTATATAGTTTGGTGCATCTGTCACATGATGCTTGCTGCAAGCAAGCATTTATTTACTTTAGCCTGGCGATAGTCAGCCTTTCATTGACTTTCATGAATGTTTGACTAGCGCATTGTTTTGGCGCTTCTGTCACTATTAGCATGCCTCACCATACACATCCAGTGATAGACGTGACAGAATTGCCTCTCGCTGAATAAGCGTGTTGGAATGTTAGTTAGTAAATTAACTTCAAAAACGTATACTAACCATTCCGGCTTTTTGG